GCTGATGAACAGCGCAAAAAGGCAAAGGCATGACAACGTTAACAGCGCTTAAAGATGAGGATATATTACTTGCCAATCAATTCTATCAGGAAAACCCGCACACATACGCAACGGATTTGTTTGCCGTTCCGATTTTAGAGGATATACAAGCGGACGTTTATGAGGATTTTTTTAAGCACAGGAAGTTTGCTTTATGCACACATCATGCTTTTGGTAAAGATTTACTTGCCGCGATGTTTTCTTTAACGCTCACTAATTTGAACCAAAATGAATGTGAGGGAACCGTATTAGGTCCGACATTCCCGCAGGTCCGCGATATTCATTTTAAGGAACTCGGCGCGATACTTGATAACACAAACCAGGAACGGACTATAATCCCCGGCAAGTTAACCACATCGCCTTTAATGTATAAAATAAACCGTAAATGTTTTGTAGTGGGGAAGAGCCCAAAACAAAGCGCAAAAGGCGCTCCGACACCACAGTTATTATCCGGGTTTCACTCTTTAAATAAATTTGTAATCGTAACGGAAGCGTCAGCGGTGAGCGACCAAGTCATGGAACAGATTGAGGGTATAACCAACACCGCCGGGAATGTATGGATAGAATCCCCGAACATGGTTATAAACGGGTTAATCGATATGGAATCAATACGCAGGGAAGGGGAAAAGATAAAAGACCTTGCCCCTGAAATACAGGTTGAATATTTCGCGAACAAACACTATGAAATTAAAAACCCGCATTTGTTATCCCCGGGTTGGGTGATAGAAAAATATTTATCATGGGGTGAAAGCCCATTGTTTCGGTCAAAAGTAATCGGTGAATGGGTTGAAGACAGTAACAATCAGTGGGTATCATTAGAGCGTATGGATGAATTGATGATGGGCCGGGTAAAGGGTGTATGGCAGTCAGAGGACGCGGGATATGCGCGATATAACGGGATACGGACAATCGGCGTGGGGATTGACTGTGCGCGGGAAGGGTCGGATGATACTGTTGTGTCATCGTTTGAGGGCAACCGCGAATTTAAGCCCGCCCATGTTTTTGATAAGACTTACAAACAGACTGACAAAGGCAAAAAGTTTGTAGAGGACAGCCGATTTATCGGTAAGTGGGTAATTGATAATTATGTCATACCGCATTTTGACCGCATTATGGTTATATCGATTGACATGACAGGCGGTTATGGTGTAGGCATATACGATTATTTAACCAATCATCCGGCAGTTAAAAACAGCAAGTTTGCTCATGTTGTCGGGGTTAAATTTAACCAATTGTCAACGGTATCCGCACGCGGGTTAAAAGACAAGCACGGCAAGCCCATGATGTTATACCCCGATATGGCAACGCAGATGATTGCGCAGATATCACATCAGATAAACAGCGATGACGGCATATTATTTTTCGATGACGATGATTTTAAAAATGAAATAACAAACAGGGGAAAAGAACTTGACGGGGAAAGCAGGGAAAAGATTGAAAGCAAGAATACTTATAAGCAGCGGGCGGGTAAAAGCCCGGATAGAATGGACAGTAAATTACTTGCATGGCATGGGGTAATGTTAAAAACACGGAAAGCACAGGCGCGGCAAGTTGATACAACGATTGAAAAAAAAGGCGGTTCCGCTATAACGTCAATGGCGGGTACGATTGACGGCGAGGATGATTATTAATGGCTGATAAAAATTTAAAGGGCAAGGCAAAGCGGCCTATTGGGTCAGCAGGCACATCGTTAGCATCGGGGTATATGCAAGAGGAACATATAGCATCTTTGCAGGGAACGCAGAAAAGCATTTTATACGACGAGATGAGGCGGACAAGCGACACGGTCGGCACAATGGAGCGGGCGCTTAAAAACCCGGCCCGGCAGGCGACATATAAAGTTGAGCCGGGATTGAAGGGCGATAAACTGTCCGAAGAGCAAGCGCAGTTTTTTAATTGGTTATTTTTTGACGGGGAAGTCATGCAGAAAAGTTTCACGGGGTATGTTACGGACTTTTTAACTATATTAAACCACGGGTTTTATATCGGCGCGCCCACGATTGAGGCGGTTGAACACCCGAAGTTGGGGTGGAAGTGGGGATTGACCGACATTGATTTTCGTTCACAAAAAACAATTGAACGGTGGAATATTGACAAAAAAACCGGCAAACTCAAATCCGTTTATCAAAACTGCACAGGTACGGATTTTGATTTTCAGGGTAATATTCCTGTTGAAGATTTGGAAATTTTATCGCTTGACATGGAAGGCAAAAACTGGGAAGGGAAAAGCATATACCGGAATAGTATCGGGTTATATAAGGCGATAAAATTAATTGATAAGATAAGCATAGCAGGGTTTGAGCGGTCGGCGCTTGGCATACCGCATATCAAAATGTCGCGTGATTATGAAACAAACGAAATAGAAAAAGCCGCATTGATTGCCGCAGTTAAAGGATTACAGGCGCATAAAACCTGTTATATCCTCACTTACGATGACATAAATATTGATATGTTAAAAATTGATTTTGATGCTGAAAAGGCAGACAAGATGATTGACAAACGGTCAACGCGAATGTTAATGACAATTTTAGCGGATTTTTTAATGCTTGGACACACGAACTCCGGCAGTTGGGCAATGCACAACGGGAAAAAATCAATGTTTTTAATGTCGCTGATTTATTACATAAACATTTATGTGTCCATGCTTGACCGGCTCATGAAGAGAATAACAATTATGAATTGGGGAACTATGGAATATTACCCGTATTTTAGTGTTACGGGGGTTAAAGAAGAGTCGCTAAAAGCAGAGGCAGAAGTTGCGGGGTTGTTAGTTGAAAAAGGAATAATAAGCAAAGGGCAGTCATTGGAAGACTTTTTCCGCCAGCGCGCGAATTACCCTGAAATGACAGAAGAGGAAAAAGAGGCAAAGGAAGCCGGCAAGGAAGCGATAAAAAACATGATAAATAAACCTGCGGGCGATGATGACAAAACAAACAAGGTTGACGATGATGACAAGCAGACCGTAACTGATGATAATAAAAAGGACGCGGGAAAAGAAGCGAATACCCCGGAAGATAAGCGGCAGAAAATGGCAGAGGAAAAACGCTTTTACCGTCCGTTAACCAAGTATGAGGAAAAAGCGGATTTTACGAAAATCGATAACGATTTTACCGTTAGCATTGTGGACTGGAACACGAATGTTAAAAACGGGTTAGCGAAGATAATTGAAAAGCATACGATTGATATGCGAAACGCGTTAAAAAGCGGCGGCAATCCTTACAAAGTTGTTGAAAGCATTGAAATATCAAGCGGTGTAAAAGACTTTCAACGTGAAGTTTTGGAAAATATAAAAGGCATGGTTAAGACGGGCAAACGGCAAGCGGCAAAAGAACTTGACAAAAAGAAGTTTGCCGATGATGTTTTTGGCCCGGGAATATATACATGGATTGGTATTACAGCAAAAAACTTTACCAAAGGGAAAGTCAATGACCTTGACAAACTGATGACAGGCGCGGCAATAAACAAACTTAACACATTACAGGGGAAAAAGATAAAAGACAGCGATATTAATTTTATCGTGGCGGCATCGCAGACAACCGCGCTTAATTATGTTAACAACGAAAATAATCTTGGCGGGAATTTAATTACTGAACAGGCCATTAATGGCGGGCGTAAAGATACTTACTTACAAAACGATGATGTTATAGGGTTTCAGTATTCCGCGATATTGGATGATAGGACAACGGAAATTTGTCAGGAACTTGACGGACGGACGCGGGAAGTTGATGACTTTCAGAGCGCTGATTCAGACCCTCCGAACCATTTCGGTTGCAGGAGTGTTTTAATTCCTATTTTAGCAAGTGAAGGCGCGCCTGAATGGACTGGGTTTTTAGGTGTGAGCAGTAACGCGGCGACTGTAAAACAATTCAAGGAGGCTTGTTATGCTATTGTTTAGCGATTGGAAAACACGGGTGAGGCTTGGCAAAAGCATATCAATTCCAATGAGTTTTTTTGCCGATATTATCGCTCATCAAATGGGCGCAAAACGAAAATGGAAGGTGAACAAACATGCCGGGAATAGACTCCACTGATAATGTGTTTCGCGTAAGGCAAAAGGATTACAAATTAGATGATTATAAAAGCATAGCGACAATAACGCTTACAAACGGGATACAGCAAGTAACGGGATATAAAGACAACGGCGAGGAAGTGTTATCATTGATTTTTGCCAAAAACAAATACAAAAAAGCCGAGGATGTTAAGCAGTGGATTGATAAGCATGATAAATATCGTTATAACGCGGTTAACGAATTGACCGCGGCGGCTTTTTATGATGAGTTTGCGAATACCGAATTTGTTGAAATGTATGAACTGCCGGTTGAATTGTTTGAGGAAATAAACCCCGACGATTGGTTATTTATCTGCCGGGAGTTTGACCTTGACGGACGCGGAACTGTAACGAAAGCAGACCTCGAGGAAATGAAAACGAATTATGAAAATAATGTGCGCGGTATTAAACTCGACATTGACTATGACCACAAGAAACGGCGCGATGACGCGGCCGGGTGGTATGGTGATATGAAAATAGAAAAGATGAGCCTGCAAGACGGGCGCGAGGTATGGGCGCTGTTTACGAAACCAGAGTGGACAGCAGAGGCCCGGAAAGCGCTTACAGAAAAGTCTTACAGGTATTTCAGCCCTGAAATTGGTTTTAAGTATTATGACAACGAAAAAAAGAAATGGTTTAAGAATGTTTTATTTGGCGGCGGACTGACAAATAGGCCCGAAATTAAGGGACAGCCCCTTATTGGCATGGCCGCGGCCGAAGAGGACAACAAACAAACACAGGAGGTCAAGATGAAACTTTCAGAACTGTTCAAAAAGATTGGCGTGTCATTTTCTGAAAATGATGATGATAATGTTTCGGCATTGTCAACAAAGTTTGAAGACATGACAAAAGCGATTGAAAAAAAGGACTCTGACATTAAAGAACTGTCGGAGAATATAGAAAAACTAAACGGCGAGAAGGACGAGGCTGAAAAAGCCAAAACCAAACTTGCCGAAAAGGTCGGGAAAATGGAAGAGGACGAGAAAAAAAGGGTTGAAGCGGAAAAAGTAATCAAGGCAAATGAACTTTGCAAAAAGGCGATAAAAGAAGAAAAGGTTACTCCCGCGGACGCGAACTATCAGGAAAGTAAAGGGTGGTTTTTTGAGATGTTTAAAGACAGCGCCGCCGCCGGCGAGAAGTATCTTGAATCTATGCCGAAACTGACAAAAAAGGCCGCGGGTTCAAGTGCGGACGCTGACTTGTCAGATGAGGACAAAAGATTTGAAGGCATAAAGGCGCTTGCGGAAAAGAAAATGGAAGCCGATAAAAACCTGTCATTTGACGAGGCTTTTAAATCGGCATCCACAGAATACACAGAAGGGGGTAATGACTAATGGGAAGCATGAACGGAACACCGACAACTGAAGCATTTGTGGCTGAAGCCACGATAGTGCAGTATACCATTGTTAAGATGGGAACTACTGACAGTCAGGTAACAACTTGCGGAGATGATGAGCGCGGGATTGGCGTTGCTATGAATGGCGGCGCGGCTGGGGCGACAATTGATGTTGTAACCAAAGGCACGGCAAAAGGAATTGCAAACGCCGAACTTGCCACACTTAACGCGTCAATTGTATCCGAGGCAAACGGACTTGCTGGCGCTGCTGACACTAACAACCAGCACTGTATCGGGTATACCCGCGAACTTGCAAGCGCGCAGGGCGATGTAATTGTAATCGATGTTGATATGCATGTTTACGGTGCATAAAAAAATAATTAAAAAGGAGGATAAGGAAAATGAATAAAACAGCATCAACAAGAAATGACCCCGTTCTTACGCAGATAATGCTCGGGTCTATGAATCAGTCAGACCAGTTTATCGCTGACAGGATTTACAAGAGCATTGCCGTGCAGAAAAAGACAGGGGATATAAGGACGTTTGGAAGCACATCGCAGCGTATAGTTAATACTATACAGGGCAGCGGGGAAAGCAAGACCCTGACATTTGAAGTAACGAAAGCCGACGCGTGGAGTCTAAAAAAACACTCGCTGAAAGCATTGATTACCGATGATGACATGGACCAGCTCGGAACGCAGGAAGCAAAAAATATCGGTATTGATGCAGTTACCGAAGCGCTTTTACTTGCCCGCGAGTATGCCGTTGCTAATTACATGACAGACACTGACAATTACACTAACGATGTAACGCTGTCAGGAACAGAGCAGTGGGACGATTACACAAGCTCCGACCCGATTGATGACCTCATCACGGCGAGGGCAACGGTGCGCGAGGCTTGTGGCAAAAGGCCGAACATGGCAATAATGGGGCCGGAAGTGTTTGATTGCTTAATCAATCATCCGGACTTACTTACTGCCGCACGGTATGCAGGCGAGGATACAGTATCTTTCAGCAGGCTGAAAAGAATATTGTTCCCAGGCCAGCCGGAAAGCAAGGTTGAAGTGCTTGTAGGTGAAGCCAGGTATGAAAGCGCGAAAGAAGGCGCGGCATCCTCAATGGCAGACCTCTGGGGAAACAACTTTATTTATCTGTATGTTGACTCTGCACCGAACCCGCGCAAACCGCAGTCAACATGGGGCGCGAAGTTTCACCGCGGCAAAGCTGACATTGCCGTTAAGACATGGACAACCCCTGACATCGACCCGTCAACGTGGGAAAAAGGCGAGTGGGAATATGATGACGTTGTATTAAGTGAAATATGCGGCTATCTGATAAAGAACGCCCGTGCGGCTATCTGATAAAGAACGCCGTGGCATAACGGATTGAAGTGTTAGGGGGCAGCGGCAGAACTGCCCCTGACACTAAAACTTAAAGGAGGTTTTAAAATGGCAGGCAAGAAAACGGCAGAGGAAACAGAAAAAACAGAAGTGAAAGGACTGAACAAAAAAGACGAGGGCAAGAAGGTAACCACGCGGACAATTACCGAAGGGGATTATATCCTCAAAGGTGATGTCAAGGTCGGGCAGGAAGTAACTATTCCCGCCGGGAAAAAGTTTGACATGAAACGCGAACCCGTGCTTGTAAGGAAATTAATGGATGTCGGCGGGGAAAGCATGACACAGACAGGGAACATATTCACGCTGACGAAAGCGTTGAAAATCAACAAAGGCACGCGCATTCCGAAAGGCACGGTGCTTGTTGAAAGCGAAAACAAGGATTTGATTGAGACTTTGAAAAAAGAAAACCCGCATGTTTTAGGCATTGAGGAAAAAGTCAAGGAAGTAACTATAGTCACAAAAGACAAAGCCGGCGATGATATAACAGGCGAGGTTTAACAGAAAATGCCGAGTGCCGTGCGGGCAACTGCCTGCCTGTGCGGCCCGGCATCCTTTAAAGGAGCTGAATAATGGCAAGAACCGATTATGCAACAGTTGCAGAAGTGGAATCGTTAACTTGGAGTTTTACCACAGACACAACCCCGACAACAGCGGAAGTTACGGCAAAGTTAACCAATATGCACGATAGAGTTGATAATAATATATATAACCGATATTCCACGCCCGTAACCGATACGGAAAGCATCGCCACGCTTAAAGATATTGTTTTAGCGTTTATGGTTGATTGGGTATATCGGTGTAAGTATGGGTTTAAAGATATCCCGGAAGCGGTAACGGAAGCGCGCAAAGACGCAAAAGAAACTTTGCTTGAAATACGGCGCGGCGGGATTGCGTTGCAGGGAGCAACACAGCAAAGCACGGGCGGATTAATTGAATATAACAGCGCGCTTAAGACAAGCGATGATACGGATTTTAATACTAACTCAAGCACGGACGATTATGGGAAGGATACTTACTAATGCCGAATATATCAATCACATGGGAAGATGCAAGTCAGCGCAGATTTGACAGCATAATGAGCCAGTCAATTTTTGTGTTTGGCAATATCCGTCCGGAGTTATCGGCGGTCGGCAGTCATTTTTACAGGTCTAATAACAGGCAGTTTAATTTAAATCCGGGCAAGTATGCGGATTTACGGGATACATATAAAGAGTGGAAGCAGGGAGTGTTTGGGTTTGTGTATCCGATATTAGTCGGCACGGGTGCGCTTGCGGACTCATTAACCAATCAGCGCAGCGCTAACACAATATACGAGTTAACAAATACATCGTTAACGATAGGGTCAAAAGTGCAGAGTAAGAAAGGCGCGCCGTATCCATTTTTTATCCACGCGGGATATAAGGCAAGAGACGGCTCGCGCGTTCCGGCCCGGCCGTTATTACCAAAAGATGAAAGCGATTTGAAAGCATATAAAAGAATATTCTGGCAGACCTTGCAGAAACGGGTCAACAGAGTTTGGAGTAAAAACTGATGAGCGGATTTGTTGATGTAGAATTAATAGCAGAAGCGGTCAAGGATAAAATCACTGCTGATTACAACGCAAAGTTGCTCAAAATAGACGCTATGAAAAACGATAATATAACATTAAAAAAAATACAAACAACAGGTAAAAATATTAACTGGCTTGGCGTTAACGAAAAAGACGCGCAGGGATATAACCCGTTTTTTGTAATTGATTTAATGTCTCACGGAAGTATTGAGGCGCTGGGCGGTGTAGGCGGCGCGGATATTGAACTTGGAATAGCCATTACACTAAAAGACCCCGGGGACGACACGGGCAAACGCCGGATGTTAAGGTATTTATTAGGATTAGAGCGGATGTTTCAGGAAGGAATGCGGATATTAAATTTAGCGGTGTCATCATCGGTGCATTTACCGTATGTTCCGAAAACGGATTTTAAAGACCCGCAAATAACACTGCTGACTTGGGGGCTTGGGCTGGGCTTCAAAATCGGCTAAAAAAAAGGAGGTTTTTAATGACAAAAATTTTAAGCAAAAAAGAAACGATTGAAACGCTTGAGGCGCTTGGAGTTAAGAGTGATGTGCCATTTGAGGACATGAACACAAGCGAATTAAAAGCGCTGATTGAAAAAGTGAATGATGTCAAACCACAGGAAAAACCAGAAGTAAAACCGCCGGTAAAAACAGCGGTTAAAGAAGTTAAAATAAAAAGTAATAATTCTCTTGCTGAAATTAGGGCTGAATTTCGCAGGGATTATTACGGCAGGAAAGGAGGCAAAAAATAATGAGTCAGACAAAATCAATTAAAATGTTTGGTGTTCATTCCGGCGTGTTTATTGACTTAACCACAGGAATGCCGCTTTGCAAACCGTTGAAAATGCTGGGCGATTGCAATTTTTCGACCGAAACAGAAGAAGCAAGCATAAAGGGCGGGTCATCAAAGTTTATCGAAGCCACGGAAGTAACAGCGGTCAACACAAATGTTTCATTGTCAATAAAAGAAATGGAACATAACGCGGTGGCGTTGATGATGGGCGCACAGCAGAATGTTGAGGAAAACAGCGCAGAAGCGTCCGGTTGGGTCGGTTCTCTTGCGAGCTCAACAGCGACAGGCATGATCAACGAACTGACAAACTGGCAGGGGGATACGATTTTTGACGAGGCAACGGGTATTGCAAGCGTCGAAGTAGAGTCGGACGGTGATGTCGGTGATTTAAAAGGCGGTATCTATGTTGTCAAGCAGACAACTGACGCAACTCATGTTGATGTATATTGTTATACTGACATTGAGTTTGCGCAGAAAAGCACAGATGACGCGCTGACATTTCAGGATGACGCTTGTAAAATCACGGCAACTGCGCTTGAAATCGAAACAGACACAGCAGTATCAATTCCCAACACGGGGTTGACGCTGACAGGCGGTTCAGGCACGATTGCGCTTGACACAGCCGAAAACACAGCGGCGTTCCGCGTGCGTGCGGTCAATGACGGGAATTACATAATTCCTATCGGTAAAGACCCGGTTGATTTCAAAAAGTTTGGACTGGTTCTTCACAGTGCGAGGCAGGGCGATGGTTCTTACGCGGAGCTTTATCTGCGTAAGGTTCACGCGGCCGGATTTCCGTTCCCGCTCCCGGAAGGTAATTATGGCACGGCAGATGTGTCATTTACCGTGGAAAGAGATGGGCTTCACGGGATAGGCGAGTATAGATATATCAAAGGTAAGCATTTTGATATATGACGTTAGAGGGGCTTATTGCCCCTCTGAAATAATAAAAAACTTGGAGGCAGGATAATGGCAGAGTTGGACAGCAGACCGCCGGCGAATGAATTTGAACTGGACGGGGTAAAGTATTTGTTAAAAAAATATAACAGGTTCATAGCGAAAAAGTTTGTTGACAAATACGGGGCGGAAAAAATGCGTAAGATAATCGGCGGCCAGTTAGATGGCATCCCGTCAGAAGAAGCGGACAACATTTATCTTGAAGTCGGGTATGAGTTATTGCCGGATGAAGGCAAGCAGACATATCCGACTTTGGACGCTTTAATGGGAAATTTGAATGAGATTGACACTATTAATCTGGGGTTAGCGACAGGGGCGGCAATGGGCTGGGCAACTAAACCCGCTTATATGTTATCCGAGATGTTGAGATTGCAGGAAAAAATCAACAAGAACCCTGAAAAAAAAAATATAGAATTATCACCGAACGAGAAAAAGTAACTGATGTTCTTTTAGAAACTGGCTGGACTTTTGATGAATTAAACAGCCACACAGATTTTGAGATTGATTTGATTTACCGGCGCATGCAGGAAAAAGAAAACGATAAACTGCTAATGGAAGCGTTGCGGGTTGAAGGTAAGCAACGGATAATGCAGCGGCCGGAAGGTGATTACATTAAAGATTTGTATTTAGAAAGTATCAGGGAAAATATTGTTGAAAAGAAAATTGAAGGGAAGGATAAGGAAGCATTTGACAAGGTAATAAATGAGCGGTATGAGTTGATGAAAAAAAGCGGCGTAAAGGCGCTGAAAAATGTTAGAACAGAGGAGTTGCGGTAGTGGCTGAAACAGAAGACCTGATATGGCGATTAAAAGCCGAAAACAGCGATTTAAAAAATAAACTTGCTCAATCAAAAAGCGAGGTAAAAAGTTTTTCTGCTGTTGTAAAAAAGAATTCCGAAGAACTAACAAAAGTCGGACAGATTTCAGGTTTGGCGTTTGCCGCAGTTGCCGCCAATATTGGGATTGCTTCAAAAAAATTCATTGATTTCGATTCAGGGATGAGAAACTTTAATTCCATCGCAAAATTAAACAATAAAGAGTTTGATACTATGAGCGATAAAGTTTTAGAATTAAGTAAAGTATATCCGCAAACAGCGCAAACATTAACGGAAGGGCTTTATCAGGTTGTATCGGCCGGAATTTCCGCTGGAGATTCCATTGAAGTTTTAGACGCGGCGGCCCGGGCCGCAACCGCGGGGATGTCGGACACTAACACATCGGTTAAAGCAATCGCGGGAACATTGAATGCTTTTGGTTTTGAGGCAAACGAGGCAGGACGGGTTTCGGATATAATGTTTAAAACAGTAGAACGAGGCATGGTAACCTTTCCTGAATTAGCACAAAGTATAGGGCAGGTCAATGCGGTTGCTTCTGTGGCAGGAGTTTCTTTTGAGGAAATTTCCGCGGGCATGGCAACGCTTACAAAAAACGGAATTAACGCCGCGGAATCCGCGACGGCATTAAGGTCCTTAATGTTGAGTTTGGTTAAACCGTCCGAAGAATTAAAAGAAGTTTACAAGCAAATGGGGGTTGAAAGCGGCGAGGCGCTTTTAAAAGAAAGGGGGTTGCAAGGGGCGTTAGAAGAAATAACAAAAATAAGCGGAACATCTGCGACAGAACTAAGCAAGCTAATAACGGAAAAACGCGGATTTCAGGGCGCGGCTATTTTAGCGGGCAAAGGTGCAAAATCATTTGCAGAAGATTTGGGGGAAATGGCTGATTCGGCAGGGGCGGCGCAAGATGCTTTTGATGAGCAATCGAGATCGACAAAAATTGCAGTTGATAAAATGAAGTCAAGTATTGACGCTCTGTATATTGGGATTGGGAAAGATTTCGGCCCCGCAATAACACTTGCGGCGAATTCAATCGGAAGTTTGGCTAACATAATGTCAAAAGTCAATTCCGCGTCTGGCGGCATGTTGTCGGCTATGTTGACAACGGGAGCTGCTTTGACAGGGTTAACATCTGCGGCGGCGTTTTCTGCGGTAGGTTTAATTAAGTTAAAAGGGGCGATTGCGACATCAACCGTTGCGACAAAAATATTCGGAACAGCTTTAAAAATGCTGCCTATTTTTGCAATTGCTGCTGGCGTGGCGGCGTTAACCGGCGCGTTGTTTGCTTTGGGTAGTCACATGCAGGATGTAAGTAATAAAAATAAAACTTTGGAAGCGTCAAACAAAGGCGTTATAGACAGCCATAAAAAAAGTATTGAAAAATTTAAAGAATTAGGCGAGGAAGAGGTTGAGTTTGTAGGGCGGACAATGAAAGCAAGCGAAGCTGTAAAAATACTTGAAGGGGCTATTCAGGGACTGGAAAAACAGGAACTTAATTTAAAAAAAGATAAAACAGATGTCGGCAAGCAGGAAATTACAGACAAAAAAAATCAAACAAAAGAACTAACGCAAACGGAAATTGAAAAATCTGAATTAATAGCTCAAATAAGAGAAGATGCAAATTTAGAAGCAATAGAAAAAAGACAACTTATTAATGATTTGGAAATTGAGGATGAGAAAAAATTAGCAGAAAAGATAATGGATATTAAATATGCGCTAATAGAAAATGAAAAAGCGGCGGATAAAATACGAGCAGAAAACACAAGAGCGGCAATTATGGGGGTCGGGGATATTTTTGGTTCATTCGCGACGATAGTCGGCGAAGCGTCAGAGCAGGCGTTTAACATGAGCAAGGCGCTGAATTATGGGCAGGCGATAATGTCAACTGCGGCAGGTATAGCAAAGTCGTTAGAATTACCGCCGCCGTTAAATTTTATTGAAGCGGCGGCAAAAGCGGCTGCGGGAGCGGCACAGGTTGCGACAATTTCGCAAACAAAATATAACCCGGCAGGAGCGGAGAAAGGCGTGTTTGATTTTCGCGCGCCGGGAAATAATGAAAAATTAGTCACCACGCTTGGGAGAGGTGAAAGCATAATTCCGGAAACAATGACAGAGGCAATGAAGAGCGGTAAAGCAGGGCTTGAGAAGTCGGTAAATATAACGATAAAAGTTGAGAAGTTTATCAGCACGGACGCTTATTTACGGGAGTTGTCAAACGAAGTCAGGGGCGCGGTGCAGAGGGGAATAATTAAAGCGAGCGCATTTACGGGGGCGACATCATGATAAATCCGTTGCGGTCTGCTGTGCCTGTGCATGGCGGGAATAAATTAAAAGCGTTGACAACGGATAAAATTATAACTGAAATGAAAGCGGTTGAAACGCTTGATGTTAAACTTACGGTTGAAAAAATAAAGTTAAAATTAGGGGCTTGGTATGATTATAATAAAATATTAGCGCCGGGAATTGCAACGGATGAGATGTTTAGGCGTCAAATGGAGGATATATTAAATGGCAAACTCAATTAGTAAAACAGGTGATGGCAAAATAGCATTTGAGGACTTTGCGGGACAGGTTGACGACGACGCGGCCACCAGCGACGATTTTTCTATAACCACACCTGCCGGGTTAAACTTTATTATAAAAACCATCGGCGGGCGGAAGTGCGTCGCGCCGGAAGATAACACGTTTTCAATATCAGCGTTAAATAATTATTTTTCAAAAGAAATGACGAACGCGGCGGCGGAAATTTTTCTACAATATTTTTACAACACCGCCGTCGGTCACGGCCGCGAGATTGCTTTTGACATAGACGCGATGCGCATGGGCTGGTGGTGGGGCGTCGGCAACCTTCAACACTTCTGGGGTTGTCGTTTTCACCATACTAACCCGGCGGAGGTAAACGATAACCAGTGGTATTTTCGCCAGGCGTTTTTTTTAGACGGCGTCACCGGCGACACCGAGCAAAACGAAGGCATTATTAAGCATGAAACAAACGGCCGAATTATAACAAGCGGCGCACATAACATAGTGTCGGCAACGCGGCGCATACCCACGGCAAACGCGACGTACAAAATCGGCATGCACGCCTCCGACGGGACAAATTTTTATATAACAGGGCTATTATTATGTAAAAATAAATATATGGCCTTTGACGGCGATATTATAAGCGGCATGACCATCCAATTATTAAACGCAAGCACAGACGCAGTCGAACATACCGTACGTTTCACGGCGACAACGGGGCAGATTGATTTATTTGGCGTTGAAATGCCGTGCAGTTACAAAATACAGGTTATCGGAACAGACGGCACGACTTTATTAACCACGGCAGCACAAACGATTTATGGCGGTGATACATGGACATACAACGGTGATACGGCGGCCGGCGCAACCGCCACTTACCCGAGAATAAAAGAAAATAACAATGTCATTATTGTTGACAAAACCCTTAACCCGTATTTTGATATTTTAGCCGCTTTTGAAGGCACGGACGGGCATACTTGGGTTCCCGACACAAGCACGGTGATTGATATTTATCCCGCGAACAGCGATACGCAGATTGTTTCCGGCGCGGCAATGTCGGTTAAGACAGGCAGTGTCCAAAAATACCGCTGGCATACCGCCGCTCACGATGACGGATATTATGTTTACAAAATCACAGCGACTGACGACGGAAGCGATTACATAAAAACCGGACATATCAAACTGACATCTGGTGATTTTATCGGCGCGAATAAAGCAGATGACAGCACGATTGAAATTACAGCGGAATGGTATGATACTGACGGAATAGCCGCCGCGCCTGATACCAGTTTTTTAATTCGAATTTATAAGGGCGGGTCAGATGATATTGTTGTGGCGTCGGCTAATATGTCTGAAAAAGACAGCGTAACAGGATATTATAAATACGCATGGGATATATCATCTGTAACTGACGGCCTGTATAATGTCATTGTTGTGGCTGTTAACAGCGCGGAAACGGATTATAGGACTTACACTATCCCGATTAAGCGCGGAAGCGATACCCCGACACTTAATGGGAGTGTTAAATTTTTTGACACGAATTTAATTGAAAGCGCAACGGCGACAGAACCCGCAATTGCGTTGTTTGCAGGCGATACGGATATAATTGAAAACATCCGAGATAATCAGGACGGGTCAAAAATAACACTTAATCCGTCATGGGATGATACAACAGCGGTTGAACTTGACGGGGACATGGATGACAATACCACATGGGCGGGTGATACAAACCTTGTTTTGGCGGATAATTCAACAACCTATTTAATCGGTGCGGCAAGCGTTGAGGTTGACGGATACGCCGAGGCAACCGCTGACGAGGATATTGTTTTGGATTTGACAGGCAGTGAAGCGGATATTACTGATAAAGAGTTTGGCATGGTTGCGGTTTATTTTACAGACTCGCCGGAAAATGTAACAGGAATAAAAATGACAATCGCGGACAGTTCCGCGAACGAAGTCAGCGCGACGGTTACAACAGACAAAGACGGAACGGCCTTTGCCGCCGCCGCATGGACTTACTTGCTGTTTGATTTAAGCGGTGATGGGGATATTGATTACTCCGACATCCAGACCGTAACGCTGACGCTGACACTCGACACAGATGAAACTCTTGACAATGTGTTATGGGACGGCTTGCGGTTTGTGTCAAATATTTTAGACTTTGAATATCAGTTTACAGCCGCGCAGTCGGTAAAACTGATTGAACTGAAAAACACAGACACAAAAAGATATGCGTTTGAAAAATCAACGAACGGAAGCACATGGACAACAATTCAGGAAAGCGAAAACTTAACCGCTGATTATGCGCTGTATTACGACCATACGGGGGAAAGCGATGTTTACTTCCGCGTGCGCGTGGGATTAGTCAATCAGGACGGCGATATCGGCGTTGATATCGGCGATATATTGATTTTGGATTATTTAAAAACGGGGATGTGGGAAAATGCGGATTATCAGCATAAACCATTTTTTGAATATAACAAAGAGGCACAGGATAACTGGCTCAATAAAAAATTTGTTTCCAATACAGGGAAAACTTTTAATTGTGAAATTGTATGTGGTGAGTATGTTTATAGCCAAAATGATTATGACATAATTGAGGAGATATGCGACAGGAAACAGCCGTTTTATATGTGGCTCAACGGCGATAGGGGGAGCGATATTGATTACCCCGGCAAGGCCTGGAATGAAGAAAACCTGTATCTTGTCCACAATTTAAGCGAGTTAAAAGACGGTCATGTTAGTTATCAGGATGATAACTACAACAGGACCGAAGAGAATGTTTTAATGCTGGTTGAAGCGGCATGGATAGAAGAAGAATGACATGGCCGTTGAAGTAATAAAGAAAAAAACATATTCAAAAGATGACATTAAATTTTATTTAAAACGGAAAACGCAAACAAGCGGGCGGTATAGAGGTTCCGGCGGATCAGTTGAAGTAACAAACATCGGGAATATTGCAGCTGATGAAGACGGCAATATTTATGTGTTAGATACCGGCGATAATGATGTAAAAAAATATGACAAAACAGGAAAATATATAACCGCGTATGCTTTGGCCGCCATGACAGCGCCGGCAAACATTTTTATTAGCCGGGGGGTTGCGTTTATTTCGGATATTGACTCAGTCGGTGATGACCAAGTATTTATTTATTCAATTCAAAATTTTACTTTGATTTATACAATCGCGGAAAATTTTCAACAGGTTTTAGATATGCAAAAAGACAGTTATGACAACTTGCTTTTGCCGTCTTATGTGGGTGATACTATGTATATCCGCGCTCACGGAACTTACAGAACGGAAGCGGACACTATATCACAAGTACCTGTCGGCGTGGGGTGCGATAAAGAAGGATATACTTATGTGGCTGATGATGACAGCGCGAACGCCGCGAATACGCGTATAAGGAAGTTTGGACTGAATGGCATGGAAGTAACAGCGGGAAACTGGCCGATATCACCAGGATATAATATAACGGGGTTATGCGTTGACGCGGACGAGGAATATTTTTATGTAACTAATACAACAAATAACCGTTGTGAAAAATATGATTTGGACGGCAATCATAACAGAATCGTTTCCGTTTGGCATGAATCAAATTTATTAGATGTGCAGGTAAATGATAGTTATTTATTTGCATTCAGTTCAGACGGGAGTATTTCGCGAATAAGGGTTTTTGACAAAACCAATTATGCGTTAGTCCGGCTTATCTCGACAGCATTAGACAACGCAACCAAAATCGCCGTTACTAATTCCGCAAACGACCTTATTTTTTCAAACGGTGAAACAGGAGGGGTAACAGCAAACCAAAATATCCGCGTCCATAAAGTTTCAGACGGGTCAACAGTAACAAGTTTTGTTACGGGGAAGACAGGGGCAAGTGGCGGGATATGCGTCATCGGCGATAACCTTAATACTTTCGTGGCAATCCCTGACGCGACAAATAATACAATCTTAAAATATAAATGGGATAAAACAAATAAAACATTTATACGGCAACACACATTTGGCGCGGACGGCACGGGCAACGGGCAGTTTAAAGCGCCCGGGGCGATGACTTTAAGTCCGTATTCAGATGACGTTATTATTTGCGATACAACTAACGCGGATGTTCAATTTTTTACATGGGGGGATAACTTTACAACATCATATTTCGGGTCTGCAGGGGCGGGCAACGGCGAGTTTGACGGGTTGCGCGGAGTCGGCGTTGACGGCGAAGGAAATATATTTACTGCGGAAGCATTGGAACCGGATAATAACCGCGCACAAAAGTTTGACCATGAATTTAATTATGTATCGCAACAAGCCGTTGACGGCGGGGTTAGAGATATTGACGTGAATTCCGATGATAAAGTTTTTATTGGGGTATTTGGAACGGCGCAAATATTAATCCATGAAAACGGAACATCAACAACTTTCGGCGCGTATTATTCCTGTTTTTACGCAAAATCAATTATTCAAAGTCTTGATATTTATGACGGCGGGATTTTTACCGATGAGAACCTTGACAATCTTTATTTCGGCAGTGCAACGGCGGCATACTTTTATGTTTATGGAGTATCATCAAATTTTAGCGAAACCGCTGAACTTGACTGGTATGACATAACGCGCTATGTATTATTGTCTGATAACCTTGAATTTGAATTGACAAGTGATGACAGCGATTTTTCATTGGGCGCTTTTAGTTTCGGGAGCGTATCCGTAACGCTTAACAATAAAAACAATACATTTAATCTTGAAAGCGATACAGACAGCATATTTTATGACTCCCTTTACCGGACTTGCCGAAACGGAAGTTTAATTAAAATAACAGTTTCTGGTGCTGATTTTTTTATTGGTTATATTGACGGGCTGGCAATACAACACACAGAAAACACGATTACATTTACACTGATTGATGTTCTGCGGAAACTTGAATTGTTAGCGCTTGCGGATATTGGCGCGGAAGATAATGACACGGTTAAAACTATTATTGGAAAAATAATAGACAATTATTTTATGGAAGGGTATTTAACTTATGACTCTGACGATATCGCCGTAACTTATGATGCCGTTGTTGATGATGTTTCCAAATTGCCAAATAACGCAAAAGACATTCTTATATTTTTATCAAAAGTGGGCCTGTTTTCTTTTGGCACATACAACGGCAATGCTTTTTATACGCATAGTTTTATAAACACATTGCAAAACAGGACATCGGATTATATGATAACTGATAATAATTTACTCGACAAGCCCGAAATCAATTCGGGTGAACACAGACAGTTTTCAAGCGTTGTTTATGGTTCACAGGAATTCAATTTTGACGGCCGGGTTAGATGGATTTACCCCGAAGAGCGTAAAATTGATATATCCGGCGAGTCAATAACTGATACAGATGTTAGACAGGCAATCGTTGATAAATATGAAAACATAACATCGTTTCCAACCAAAGAATTAAGCAATATTATTATTCCGATGTTTAGTTTAACGGATATAAAAATATTGGAAAAACAATTTGTATTTAACATAATTGAATTTTAGGTAATCAAATATTACCATCAAAAGAAACTTGTATGGATGACAGCGGGGAACGGGTTCTTTATCGTGTGTTAGGAGTTAAATATGTTATTGGTAAATTTTTTTTAATTGTTTTAAAACTCAAGGAAATGATTGATATTGATGTTACGTGAATATAACAGGAGGTTGAAGTGCATGAAATCGCGAATGAAAAAGTAAAAAATTGCACGCAGGGGCAATTAATAAAAGCAGAGGTGGAAGGCATGAAAAAAACAATATTGGCATTTCAGGATGTTGACACTAAAATTTTTGACAAGATAGATGAAAGCAATAAAGAACATCGGGGGCGGTGGTTTTGGTTTTTTGGCGTGCTAATAACACAATCGCTTGCTCTTTTAGGCGGTATGTTTATGATAATTCTAAAATTGAAGGGGTTATAAAATGCGGTTAACGCGTAAAATATACGGCCCGAATTTTGTTGTGGGGGAATTGTATAACGATGAATTTTTATGTTATATTTTGGAAGGAATTAAACGCGTTCCCGCAGGGCTTTACCCTGTTGAGTTGACTTACTCCCCTCGGTTTAAAAAATGCACATCGGCAATTTTATTAAAGACACGAAAGGCTGTTTATTGCCGGGGATATCAATCGGCTGGCGTGATGACGCTTGTTGTGTCTGGCATAGTGCGATTGCATTAAAAAAAATACTGGCCGAAATGAAAAAAAATAAAGATAATATAATACAAATACAAGAAACAATGCGGGCAACGGATGGGTTGTTATGACTAAAATTAATCTTGATTTTTCAAGATTATTATATATAATTACAAAAAATAAACCATAGGAAAAAATGAGCCGGGGCGGCTCGCGAGCTATTTGTTGATTGTGAAAAAATTTAGAAAAAAATTAAACGAAAGGAGTTGATACAACGAATGAAAAAGATACTTGCAATGTGTGTTTTAGTAGTATTGAGTTTTACGGGATTCGCAATAGCCGATGAACCGACTGGCAGGGTTGTGCCTGTGGTTATGCCTATAGGCACTGCGACAGTCATGCACCGCGGAGTAACGCTTACAAGCACAGAGGTAATATGCAAGATAACCGCAGAAAACCCCTGCACGGTTGCAGTGTCCGGGTATTTTTTCTTAACCGGAATTACCGATGCTGACTACACAACGCCGACAGCCGAGAATGGTATGAAATATGATTTTTACCTTCCGGCAAGTTCCGGGCCAATCACGCTGTTTGAGTCAACAGTATTTCCGAAATACCGCAGCCCGTCAACAATGGTGGGAGCGACTTATACCGCGATTGAACCGACAGGAAGCGCAGATCATTTTTGGATTACAAGCGCAGCCGCAGAAGACACACCGTTTTTCAGACTTACAATCAGAGACACAAAAGACAAATAAAAAACGCCCCGGCTTAAAAATAAGGGAGTGAAAAATGGAATAAGTGAAACGAGGAAACAGAAAATATCAACTAATACAAATGACATTGATTTTCGGGTTTGTTCTCGATTTACTTGTTCTGTTTTTTCAGTTGTTTACAAAACAGCCGTTTCAACTTGTTCTTGGATTTTCTTTTTACTCCTCTATAATTGGATTGGGGAGTGCGGGGCTGACGGTTGAACATTTCGCGAAAAAGGATGTGAAAAAATGATTGGTAAAAAAGAAACTCCGAAAACACAAGACCCGTTTTTAAAACAACCGCTTAAATTCAAAACTTTTAGTTTTGGCGATGTGGTTTTGGTGCGCGGCCGCGAGGGTAATTGGTTTGAGCGGTTTGTCAGGTGGGGGATCCGAAGCATAAGCGAGAGTCTGGTTGACCACGCTGTAATTATGGGCGATGTGGAAAATGGCGATCAGATGGCGTATGAGTCCGACCTGACAAACGGCAACCACAAATTCAAATTCAAAAAATACATTGATGACCGGACGGGGTTGCTGATATTCCGAAATAAGTTTTTAGGTTATGAATTGACAGCACAGACGCTTTTAAGAGCCGCGGTAAATGGGCGGGTAGGCCGGCGATATGATTTACCCGCGCTTTTAAATTTTATAAAAATGAAAATGGGAAAAGAACCCGACCCGGACAAAACCAAACAAAACTTTTGCAGTGAATATATAGTTGAGTGCTATAACTGCGCAGGGATAATATCAACAAATAAACCGAGCTGGCATACCGCGCCCGGCGACCTAAAAAAATTCTTTCTGTCCGTGCCAGGGAAAAAGGCGGGCTGGAAACTAATAGACCATCAAAACATCGGGAAAGAATTGTGGGAAGTAATAAATAAGTGAATAAAATTGTTTGTAAAAATTGCGGGACGGAACTAATTATTTTATTAATCCCCGGACAAAGCGTTGTTGGAAAGTGTGAAAAATGCGGCAGGACAGTTTCATGGTCAGGCAAAAAAACAACAAAATCAGCCCCAAAAAAGCAATAAAAAAACCCCTTTAAAATATAGCGTATTTTAGCACAAAAAAAATCGGCTGTATATACAAAAATCAAATTTCGCCCTACAATGCCTTTTAAGGCGATATTATTGTTTACCCCTGCCATTATACCTTAATATCTAAAAACGCCTTATTTTATTACAACCGAATTTCAAAACGCCCGTATTTCGCGTTTAAATGCCCTTTTAAGGCGATATTATTTTTTTTATTTACCCTTATTTGGCCCCTGTTTTTAAGCCAAAATAATAAACCGCTTTATTTTATTGGGATTTTATTGATTTGTGTTTTTGTAAAACATCGGCAATAAGTATATACATTGTATATACCTTAAGCGTTAGCACTGCCTAACAAAAATAAATAAAAATAAATGTAAAAAACACTTGACAAATGTATATACATTGTATATACTTATATTGTGGAAAGGGAAAAGAGGAAAGAAAAAAAAGGCGGCGGCCATTAAACGCGGAGGTGGAAGATGGAAAAGAAATACGCAGAAGTAAACGCAATAGAAGTAAACACATTTTTTGACAGGGCAATGGCGGTATGGGAAAGAAATGGAAGAAAAAAATATGACACAGAAATTATTGAACGGATGAAATGGGCAATACGCAACGGACACACACATCATGCAAAAAATCTTTCGTATTTTATAAAATAAAGGGAGGTGAAAAATGAACGCGGTTGAATTTTTTATGTGGGTGGCAATAATAATAATGATTGCCATGGTAGTCAAAAATTTTTAAGGGAGGCAGGACAATGTTTAAAAAAGCAACGAAAGAGAAGTCAAAATTAAGGGCGGCATTTTTCGGCCCGCCGGGAGCAGGAAAAACTTTCACGGCTTTACGCGTGGCAACGGGGATTGCAAGCGTTGACAAAGGCAGGATTGCGGTTATAGATACGGAGCATGGCACGGCAAGCAAGTATTCCGATTATTTTGATTTTGACACGATTGACCTCAAAATAAAAAAAATAGAGAATTACACGGAGCTGATGAATGCCGCACAGTCGGCAGGGTATAAGGTATTAGTTATTGATAGTCTTTCCCACGCGTGGCAGGAATTGGTTGATGAAATTGAAATACTGGCAAAAGCAAAATATCAGGGAAATACGTTCAGGGCGTGGGGTGAAGGCACGCCGAAGCAGCGGGATTTTATTGACGCGCTGTTATCGTTTGACGGGCATGTTATCGCCACTATGCGCAGCAAGATTGACTATACCACAGACCAGAATGACAAGGGGCGGTTGCAGGTGAAGCGCGTGGGGCTGAAACCGGAGCAGGGAAAAGATATAGAATATGAATTTGACTTTTTGCTTGAAATTAATCAGGAACACTATGCAACGGTTTTAAAAGACCGCACGGGGAAGTATCAGGATAAAAACCTTGAAAAACCTGATGAGAAGTTTGGTGCGGAACTGGCGGCATGGCTCGGAATATCAGAAACTAAAACAACGGAAACAAAACCAGTTGAAAGCAAGCCGGCAACGGCAGGGGAACGGCTGAAAGACGATGACAAGCCCGCGGAAAAACCGGAA